ATTAGCGGTACAGCGGTACACAGCGGTACATAGCGGTACAAGTGAAATCTGTATATGTACTGCTAACCCCCCAAGGTTAGCGGTACAGGGTATGTATCCTTAGGTGTACCGGTACCGCAGTACCGCTAATTTTTGCTCACTTTTTGAGCATATTTTAAGGGTTAACCCCAATAACCCACAATTAGCGGTACATTAGCGGTACATTCAAAATCAATCACCAATAGTACAAAAATCAATCCCCATTCGACTCTTTTTTGTACATTTTAGGCATCACATAACCCGCATCATGTCGCCCTGGGCGCTTCTCAATTGGACTCTGGAAGGGCGTATAAATAGCGTTAATCAAGCCACGCGCAACCATGGCATCAATCAACTCAAGGGCTTGATTCTTGTTGCCACCGATACGCTCGGCTAGCTCAGACTTAGTGTGATATTCAGTTTTACTAAGCAAGGTCAGAGCTGAGATAACCACCTCCTCCTTTTGCTTTAAGAGCAATTGTCGAGCAGCTAAGTCGGCATCCTTTCGGTTCTTTTCCTTGACCTTTGCTATCTCACTCTTACCACCTGCCTCGATTATCTCAGGCACCCCGTGGATCAGGGTTTCGGTTATTTTGTTGCCCAAAATGTCACGGGTCTGGATCACGTTGATGCTTGCACCAAACAGGATCCCGTCCGCACGGGCAAAGAATCGATGCTTAGCGCTTACAATCTCAAGCCAGCGTTTGCCGTCATCCTCCTTGATCAAATAAAGGACTTGGTTAGCGTCTGCCTCCCAGGCACCGGCACCGCGGGCGCTGAAATCAACTACATCGGCGCGTTTAAGTGCCTTGGCAATATGCCCAACCAACACAAGCGGGATACCCCTAAACTTCTGTTTAAGGACTGCCATGGCACGTCCGACCTCGCTGTTGTCGGACTCATTCTCAAGATCAAATACGCTGTTATTGGTATCGAACACCACCACGGGGTTGGTGCGGTATACCTCACCGTCTGCGCTGATGTTATCAACTGCCATGGTTTCGTAGAATGGTGCGACTTGGGCGACTATCTCGGGCGCTAGCCGAGCGGCTGCGACCACCTTGATCCATTCGGACACCTTGCGTGCGCTGTGGGTGCCAAAATGCCCTGCCTCACGCATCGATCGCAGAATACGCAATGCCTGTTTAGGATCCTCGGACACCCAGATCAACTTGCGCCTGAGTAATGGTTTAAGGGGATCGTCAGGATCACATAAATGGGTGACACGGGTGAGCAGGGGCAATAATTGGGTGGTCTTACCTGATGCTGCCGAGCCCACCACTAGCACGACACCCGCCTCCATAATGCCGTCTAAAACGTACTCGGTGGGCGGGATGTTGTCTAAGTCGTAGTGAACAAACACCATTAATGGATGCTTTGGTTGATCACTTAATATTGATTCGGCTGCGGCATCCCCGAGCGCAGCGCTTGCACCCACGTCATGATCAGGCGTGTAGCGGGCGACACTTTGGGCAATTTGCCGAATCTCTGAATCGGGCAATGCTATCTCGCAGCGATCCTCATTTGCCTTTGATAATGCGGCATATATCTCGGCGCCTGAAAACCCACCGTGACGCATCAAACCACCCATAGCGGTCAATCCTACGTTACGGCTACCGCATATCAGGGGTGAGTCACTAGCGTTTGAAATGACCTTTTTGACCGCCAAAGCTACGCGCCAAGGCTCAGGTATTGAAAAGGGCATTGCACCGTCTGTCGGGTCGCCTGAGGCTTCCCACTCATAGGTGCGCGCGCTTTCAATCGTGCCGTCTTTAGTCGGGATCACAAACGAAGGTGAGGCGACAAAGTAATTGCCGGTAGACAAGAAATCAATGCCAGGGCGAGGCTTGCAACTTTTTAACCCTTCGTACCATTGAGCAACGTAATGTTCCCCACCACCGGCTGTAAGCTGGCACATAGCATCATCTGGGACATTACCTAACTCACGCTGAAATATTGGCCAACTGTCGTCACCTCCATTGCGCGGATCAATGTCAAACACCACGATCCCTGACACCTCGCCTGTCGGGATGCCGATATTGTAATTTGGGTCTTTTGCCCACCATTCTTTGATTTGATCTGTGTCCGTGGTGGCGTTGTAGAACCCGTCCGGAGTCGCTGGATTCTTTCTCAACGCCACAAGCGGGAACACCGGCCAACCCCACGACGCATAGGTGAGCGCTGCCTCTAACTTCGTTGTCGTTGTCATAGGGAGGCTCATGGTTTGACTGAATAAATCTTGTGCAAAGATAAATACAACGCGTAAGTTTGATCCTGTGAAACTTGCACCGTTTCAGAGTTTGATTCATTAGCGTTTGTAACCATTTCATTTATCATCAATTCGGGTTTATCGCCTGAAATGATAATTGAGAGTATGTGAGTTGAAAGATCATCATTTAAGATTTCAAAATTCATCCTCTTCATTTTCATTTAACCAACTCCTTTTCAGCCTTCAATTTCCCGCCTGTTTTGATCTGCAATTCATACTGTCTTCCCATAGGCGGGTACTCGCCCCATTGGTACACGGTCTGAGGCCACGTTTCAAGTGCCTCGGCAAGCTGCCGAATCCCCTTGTAATAGTCGATTGCGTCTTGGGTTTTCATTTATTTTCCAATTTAATTGAATTACTTGTTGACACAATAGCATTTATTATGATCTACTACAACTAATCGCTAAACGGATCCCCGACAAGCGATCAACCTTAGGAGCCACAAATGGCTATCAATCTACGCAGTACCGCAGGGCTCGCCGCCGATGGCGTGAAGCTTTTAGTGTACGGTCAAGCGGGTGCAGGGAAAACTAGTCTTATCCCAACGCTGCCCCATCCTGTTATTTTGTCTGCCGAGGGTGGCTTACTTTCAATTACAGGTGCAGACGTACCTTTTATTGAAATCAGCACGATGGCCGACCTGTGGGAAGCTTATGAGTGGCTGACCACGGGCGGCGGTCAAGAGTACAAGTCAGTTGCTTTGGACTCAATCAGCGAAATTGCTGAAGTGTGTCTGAACACCGAAAAGAAGACTAGCAAAGACCCGCGCCAAGCATACGGCGAGATGCAGACTCAGATGGCCGATATCATCCGCGCCTTCCGTGACCTGTCAGGTCGTCACGTCCTGATGACTGCTAAATGCGAGAAGACCGCCGATGAAACAGGGCGCATCTTGTACGCACCATCGATGCCAGGCAACAAAACTGGTCAGGCGTTGCCTTACTTCTTTGACGAAGTGTTGGCACTCCGCGTTGAGAAAGATGCGGAAGGCGTGGCACAACGTGCCTTGATGTGCGATTCGGATGGGATCTGGCAAGCAAAAGATAGGTCAGGCAAGCTAGATACTTGGGAAGCACCGGACTTGGGTGCCATTATTGCAAAGATTGGGGGTTCAAATGTCTAAACATACTCCCGCTCCGTGGAAATGGCACGACGACTACTCACAACTTTATCAATCTGCATACGATTGCGTAGGAAGTGATGTTGTTGTGTTAGATGGTCATCAAATGTTGGATGGGATTAGAGAAGTTAGGTTTGCCAATGCCCGTTTAATTGCAGCCGCCCCCGATCTGTTTGAGTTAGTTAAAGCTATGTTGGCTAACTTTCACGATCAAGAGTGCAACGATGAAGTAATTGAAATTGTTGCTCAAGCAAAGTTTACGATTGCCAAAGTTTTAGGAGAATCAACATGAGCCTCTATCAACAATGGCTCGATGCCAAAGCCGCTGAAAAGGCGGCAGTTGCTGATCGCCGCACGATTGAAGACCAATTAGTCAAAGCCTTGAGCATCCCCAAAAACCTTGACGGCACTCAAAATGTTCAGGACGAGGGCTTTAAGATCAAGGTCGTTGGTCGTTTGGATAAAAAAGTAAACAGCGCCAAGCTGCAGGATTTGGCCGCTGAATATGGCTTGACTGATCACTTGTCTAGCCTTTTCCGTTGGACACCCGAGGTCAATGTTATTGCATTTGAATCAGCAGACCCACGCATCACCGCACCATTGCTCGAAGCAATCACGACCACGAACGGTCGCCCATCTTTCACAATCACTAAGGAATAATCATGGCACAACTAGACGAAACATTCAGCGCTGACACGCTCCCCGTTAGCGACCGCAATTTTGAGCCTTTGCCCGCAGGTTGGTACACCGCGGTGGTCAACGGTGCAGAAGTCAAGATTACGAAAGCAGGGACAGGCAAGTACATTGCTGTTAGGTACGACATTACCGGCCCGACCCACCAAGGGCGTGTGGTGTTTGGCAATCTCAACATTAAAAACCCCAACCCGACCGCTGAGAAGATTGGCCGCGAGCAGTTGGGCGAGATCATGCGCGCCATTGGCTTGGCTACTGTTCAAGACACGGATCAGTTGATCGGCGGTCAGTTGATGATTAAGTTGGATATCCGCGAGTCGGAGCAGTATGGCGCATCCAATGAGGTCAAACAGTTTAAATCTAGCGGCTCGGCGCCACCTGCGGCAACTAAGGCACCGGCAGCGGCGACTGGTAAGGCAGCGCCGCCTTGGGTTAAGAAGTAATTTTTATAGGGTGTGAATTGAACTCACACCCTTAATTTAAAGGACAAAAATGAAACACACAATTAAAGGTAACGAAATGCAACAGCATCCAAAAAGTACGCAAAAGGTTTACAACTTGAACGGCATTATTCATTTGCCACACTATTCGCAACAGGGCATTTTTGTAAGCCCAGGCGATAAGATTGGCAAAATGGAAAGCTATTTAATCAAACAAGGCGCTGTTGCTCAACAAATGCACTTGTGGGATCGTTCATATTAAAAAAATGCCCCTGACCTTGCGGTTGGGGGCAAAAAACCAAGGAGATTGGCATGAAAATACCAGAGTCAGAGTACACCATTTCAGCCCTCATTGACAAGCACCATGAATCGATTCAAAGCGAGCCACGCCCGCATATGGGGTGCTCGACCCTTGGTCACCATTGCGATCGATGGTTATGGTTGTCGTTCAGAATGGCTGTGGTCGAAAGGT